AGTCAGCCTTGGTTTCAGGATGGCAAGCATTGCAACCCGCGAAGGTCACTACGTCGCCCTTCAGGAAAGTGGTCGTACCAGTCTGGACCGTAACCGCAGCGCCAGTCTGGTTCGGACCGTTCACCGTATAGCCCGTGGTGTTGGCCGCGGTGCCCGTCAGGTGACCAGTAAACAGGCTGTTTCCATACCATGTATTGAATCCAGCCGTGTCCTTCATGATCAGACCTTTGCGGTACTGACTGCCGATGCTGGCCTGAGGGTTGAACAAGCCCTTCAGTGCATCAACCAGCTTGGTCTGATGGGAAAGGCTGAGCAGGGCGACGCGCTCCCCATCATCAGGAGCGAGAAATTCGTCCAATTTCTGCTTGGCCTTCATGTAATCCAGGAAGGTTGGAGCGTTTGCGTTGTCGTCTACGGTGTTGTAGACGTCGTTCGCCATGTTCAGCGCATCAGCTTCGATGTCTGAGGCCAGGCGAGCCATTGCCGGCTTGAGATAGCGCGCCGAGAACTCGTCTAAGGTCAAGGTGAGATCTTGGCTTGTGAAGTTTATGTCGACGCCCTTCTGGGTACTGACAGTCAACGTGGTGGTTTGTTCAGTAACGTCCTGAACCGCCAAAACCGATCCGGTTCTAACCGTGAATTGGTTAGGCAGGCGGATGGTCAACGTGGGACCGATTTTGCCGGAGGGCGATGCACCAGAATTTGCAAACTGGTTATCGTACTGCCGATTGATCGACCCAATGAAATTGAGGTTGGCGTGCAGAATCCGCAACGCCTCTCGGGTGATAATCGTGGGACTGAGTAAACTGTTAGACATTCAAGAGTCTCCTGCGAATGCCTGAGCTAACGTCCCCGTTCGGCCAGCTGCTTATTCCGCTGCCGGACCCATTCTTCCGCGGACATTGCCTCATCATTCACGTCAAAGCCCATCGAAGCGGCCCGGGCGCCTACCGGAGCAGGCGGAGCAGGTTTCGCAGGGGCTTGTTTCTTCTCTTGAGCAGGAGGTGTTTGCGCCTGAAAGGACAGTTTGGCGTCCAGTTTTATGACTTCGCGCAACACTTGGTCGGGTTTGAGCGCTGCAAATCGCCGGAATTCTTCACGGTTCTTTGCCAGATAATACGCAAGTTCATGAGGATCTTCGGACTCTACCGCCAGAGCTTGGAGAACATAGTCCGGCAACTTCGGTTCATCGTTGTTGGCTATGTCCTTCGTAAGTGCTTCGAACTCTTCCTTGTAATCGGCATGAGTTTTCAGCGCTTTGGCTTCACTCTCTTTGTTGCGCCTCTCGAGTGATGCAATACGCTCACTGTGCTGGCGCTCAGCTTCAAGATAGGCAGCCAATCTTGCGGGATAGTCTTTGACTTCTTTCTCGTACTCCTCAATGGTTCCCTTGTATTCAGACAATTTCGGCAGTTCTGGCTTCTGAGGTGCGGTAGATGTCTCGGTTTTAACGGGTTCCGTGCCCTGTGTCTTGCCTAGTTCCGCAATTTTGGCCTCATATTCACGACGGATTTTCGCTTCGCGTCGAGAGAAAGCCTTGTCAAATGCCGCCTGCTGCTCAGGCGTGAATTCGACCTTGGGCTCTCTAGCCTTAAACTTGCCGTGCTCGTCTCGCTCTTTGTCCTGCTCAGCTTCTTTGGAAGGTTCCTTACCCTCCTGCGGTTTCGCCTCGGAGGTCTCCTTGGCAGCGGGTGGTTCTACCTTCGGCACTTCCGGATTCTCGCCCCTGACCTGTTGGTTCCGCAGTGCGGCCCATTGGTCAGCGGTCAAGGATTCGTTGTTAGCGTCAAAGGCTTGTGTTTCACTCATTGTTCGTTACCCTCAGCGGAGGCAGCCGCTTGCTGTTGTGCTTCTAAAGTCTGGGAATGATCCTGTGCAGCCGCCTCAGAAGCGATCGCCGCTTGTTTTTCGGCCATATCGCGCTCGTGGGCCTGCTGATGCGCCTGCATTCCTACTTCATGGGCCGAGACGTGCAAGGCTTCATCCAAACTGGCGTCTAACTTCATCCGCTCTCGCAGGTCTTGCGCCTTCGTCGTGATTTCCGCAATATCGCGCTGGGCGGTAATCTGCAGGGCTTTAAGCTCATACTCTTTCTGAGCCTTGAATTGCTCGATTTGGACTCGACCCTGCGTTTCAATGACCTTTCCCTGCTTCTCCTGTTCAAGTTTCTGTGCGTAGGCATTCAACGCCTGATGTGCTTGCGTAAGTTGCTGTAACTGACCTTGAGCTTGATGTAACTGCGTCTCCGGATCGCTTTGGTCCTGATCCTGTAGGTTCGGCGGAAGCATCTTTTTGAAGCGCTCGGCCAACTGATCAGCCCCAGCCATGTCCGAATTTCTGAACATAATGTCGCCAATCATGGGCATCAACTGCGGATTGCCCTGCAGAACCTGAGACATCATGTCGAAGGACTCTTGCCGCTTCGTAGAGAACGCGCGGCCCATAGTTACAATGGCGCGATACTTCCCAGCTCCCTCGCCACCTACTTTGTGGTGCTTTGTTTGACCGTTTGCGTCGTAAGGGGCGTTGATTTTGACTACTTTTGGCGCCTCATCTTCTCCCAGAATCCGGATCATCCGCTCTGTGTCATAGAGTTTGGGGAATAAGTCCTCCATGATCAGCCCGCCCTTCTTGAAGGCGCGCTCCAAGTTATCCATGTAGTGCATGGTCGTCATATTTGACTGCTGTTGACGGCGAACTATGGCTTGGCCGGAGGTTTCGTTAGACTTCTGGCCCAATGAGGCATCAAAAATGCCTGTCGTAGCCTTCATGTCATCAATTTCTTGCGCTACAAAGGCGGAATAAGCTTGAATTGGCGGCTCAAATGTCTGTCTTTGGGGCGGCGGGGCAGGCTTACCTTGCAAATCAATCAGGTTGTATTCGAGATAGGGATAGACGTTGGTATTCATCGTATCCCACTTCTTGTCACCCTGCTTGATCTGGCCAGCAGCCACGATGTAAGGAGAAATCGGCGCAGTCGACAAGGTCTCAGCAATCCTCGTTTTCGAGTAATTGATCATCTGCTGCGCGCCCCGCTGAGGTCTTACCACCGAAAACAGCAGCGGGCGGCCATTGATGATCATCTGCTTCCCGAGTACCGGAATGATCGGGATGCAGTAACCCATCCAAGTTGTGCGGGAGTCGGGCAGCTCTTCGGCCCAAGTCATCTTGCAGAAGTGAACTACCGTCTGCGGTTTACGCTTGCCCTCAACGTCTTTCTGCTCGCAATACCAGTACTCAGCGACCCTGACCGTATCGGTCCCAATCCAGCCAGACTTAATTCCGCCATCGTCGAAGCCGGCGTCCAAAGTAATTGCCGACTTTGGATACAAATCCTTGAATTCGTCCTTGGGGATGTCTTCGATGACAAAACCGAATTTGGGCTCCCGCCCAAAGCAACTCGGCACAAGGATGCCGTAAACAGCAAAGGGATCGAGCACAGGAACAATCTTGAGATCCTGCTCTCCATCGTCATTCTCTTCAGTCAGGAATCGGTAATATCCAAATGACCCGCCCGCGGAGTATTCGACTGAGGTCTCATAGGCAATCTGGGCATCGCTCGAATATTGAATCCACCGCGCGAGCCCTTCGCAAACCTCGGCCGTATCTTCATCTGCGGAATCATCGTCTGGAGCGAACTTGATCTGGGGCTTATTCTGTCGCGCCTCGTTTGCTACCTGCTGGACGAAGGTATGGCATCGGGGAAAGACAAGAGCTGGACGACCAGCGCGCTCCCTGTCTTGCTTGATCTTCGGATCCCATTGATCGCCAGCAACATACTTGAGATCCGTGAGGGCTTCTTCGCGTAAAGCCTTTTCATCAGAAGCCGCGGCCTCAAAACGCTTCCGGGCCGCCGCAATGAAATCCTGCTCTTTCTTAGTTTGTCTAGGCATTGCCGAGCGAGAGCGGGATCACGTTGTAGCGCTGCTTCTTTCCGGCGAGCTTGACGACTTGGAATTCATTGCCGGGGAACTCAGACTTTAGATGGCCGACGAAGCGGGACACGAGTTCGATTGGAGTGACGTTGCAGCATTGGAGGTCAAACTCTTGATGATCCCCCAATGTGGTGAAAACTCGGACCTTAACGGTCACCGCGCCTTGCCCTTCTTCACGTCACGGTTGTGCTTGGCCTGCATTGACTTGCCCCACTTCCTTGCATTCATGGCGAATGTCGCCTCTTTCCGTAGGGCTGGAGACTTCGATTGCTTGGCGCCAGCCAATTTACTCAGGCTGATCTTCTTGCCCTGCGGAATGCCTAACTTCTCGTGTAACAAGCCTTTACGGGATGGTTTGATATTGATGGCCATGTGAACTCCTCGGCAGGATGCCTTCTTTTCGTTGGTATTTCAGCGGTATGACACCGGTTTGGTTCCGCTACGGGTAAGGGCAGGCCCTATCGCCTGACTCCTGCCGAACTTTGTGGCTTCGCGGATGCGCTCCTCTTCGGCTATGGCGTCGAGATCGGCCGCAGAGGGGAGGTCGAACCTGCTGCCCGCGAACAACTCGCTGATTTTTATGAATTCCATCAGCCCTGTGAATCAGCCACAGTGACATTGACCGAGAACGAGCCGGCTACGGTCGGCGTCCCCGATACGTTGCCCTGATCGTCAAGCAACACGCCATCAGGCAGCGGAGTGCTTGAGTCAACCGTTACCGTGTACGGCCCGCCATTTCCGCCCTGAGGCCCAAGACTGCCAGTTTCAGGCGTCCCCACAATGCCATTGAAAGCCGTGGTTGTGAGCGTGATGGGCTGAACCGGGTTTACTTCCGTGAATGTGATGGTGAATTTTGCCTGCATTCCAGAACTCCTTGAAGCGAAATAGAGAATTTGTGCCGCTAAGATGAGAGCGTTAGCAAGGACCAGTAACTCCAATGCTTTCATGCCATCCACGCATCAGAGCCGTACATGGGATCGATAAGTGGCTGTTTCTGCTCGACTGGCGCAACCTCGAAAGATTGGAGTCTCGATTCCAGGTAGCGCGTGGCATCCATCAGGTGATCGTTCTCTTTGACTACTCGGCCCTGTTCATCGCGACGGTAGAGCCTGAATTCTTCCACCCAAGCAGAAAGCGTGCGGAAAACCTTAAGCCTTCCTGTAGACATCCGATTCCAGACGGAATAGAGGCCAGATTCTACCCCATTATCCCCGAGAGACAACTTAAGCCCGAGATTCCTATAGTCCGATAGAAGCTGGCTGCCGTCCTTTTGGCCTCTGCCTCTCGAAGCTGGGTCAATGAATCCGGGTATCCATTCCCCTGCTGCCCTGATTCCCGCGGCATGAACGCTTGGCTCTGCTTGGGATCGCTTGTAGGCATGGGTTAGGTAAAGAACTCCACTTTCTCGGTCGTAGGCTCCCCAGACTGCAGCCGTGAAGTTCCATCCCACGTCCATTCCATAACCACGAGGCCAATAAATCGGGATTTCGAAGGGATCGCACAGGAGGTCTGACTCTGGCACAGGATAGATTGCACCAGCACCAAGCTGCGGGATGCCTTTCGATCGAGCATCTCTTTGGTACGGCGGGATAGATTTCCAGAGGTCTTCTTTGGCTCGCGTGTCAAGGTGCGGCACCTCATCCCATGTGCAAGTCGTGACAAACTTGGTACCAGCCTTCTGCTCTTCAATCTTCCCACCCGGCAAGAACGCCAATACAACCTCTGACATGCCCAACAGTGGGGTGAATGTCAGCATGACCATGCCATCGTTCGTCATGGTTCGCATCAGGCATTCGGTGTAAACATCGAGCGGCGGCTCTTCGTCCAGCCAGATAACGTCTTGTTCCGTGCCCTGAAATGACTCGCGCCTCTGATCGTAAGACTTTAGAACTAAACTAGATACGCCGCCAGATGCGTGTTTGACGAAAACTGAATCGAGCTTATCGGCAATTCCGGATGAACGGACGGTTCTAACGAGATCGTCTCCAGGGATAAGTCCCGTCCCCCAACTTCCAACGGGACCAAGTAACTTTTTTTGTATGATGTCCCGGACTGTGATACCTGTGTCACCCGCAGCCCATGCCGAAATGGGTCTCTGGAAAGTTCGACCCTGCCACCACGCGGGATACCGACCTGTAAGGTGTAACGCAAGCTCGTAGCCTCCTACGCCTTCCGTCTTTCCAACACGGTTGGCCGCGAGGATGAGGCGCTCCCGGTATTTAGGCCCGGCCGCAAAGAACTCGAGATGCTTAGGATAAAGCTCCCGTCTTAGCGGCCCCGTTTCCGGGTAGTACGTCAGAATCTTGCGCGTGGCCGTTCGCCTTGTCTGCTCTTGCCTTAGTGATGCCAACTCTTCCAGCTTCATCAATCGCTGACGCAAGGCCGAGCTCGCGCTCGAGTTGGGTGATTCGCTCTGCGAGTCCTGCATCTGGAACATCATTCAAATCGTTGCCGATCTCTCGTGTTTCCTTCAACTTGCCGTAAGCTCTATCGGAGATGACCTGAAAGGCAAACGCCTGCCCTTTGGCAAGCGCCTTGGCATAAGCCTTGTAGATAATCTCGGGATTCTTCTCAAATACAGCACGCGCGATCTCCTGCGCCATGTCATTCTTTGGCCGGCCTCCAGGATTACCGCTTTGACCTGGCTTCCATCGCCATGGAGCAATCCGCTCGCCACGAGTTTGTTGCTTGTTTTCTTGCGTGTTCTGAGGATTCTGCTCGGAAGTCTGCGCCTCAATTGTTTCCCTAGTTCTCATTTCGATCACATGCGACCTTGCAGCAACCTGTCAATTACCGTGGATGCAATGTCTCGATTCCGCCCAAACTTGCCGGCCGCCTCAACTGCATCCCTGCGAATCGCCGCGAATACTGCTTTCTTCTCTGCCAAGGTCATCCGCCAGTATGGTATGCGCTCGCGCGGATCTTTCGGCTGCTCGTAGGGAATCAGGCTCATCAGCTCACGACGAGAAGCATCTTTTTGTTTGTGCCTTCCCATCCTGCATTCCCAGCATTCATTTTCACTTAAATGGCAGAGACACATGCAGGGGTTTTGAGGGCTTGGGCAATCATGAGAATCAGCCACTCTATTTCTCACGGCTCAGAGAGGTCAGCCCTTGTCCGGCGGGTTCGGCGGTTTCTCGTCTTTCAGCGGCCGCTTCTTAGTTTTCTTTCTTGCCATGTATGATCTCCCCGTTTTCCTTCCGAGCGAAACGATAGCCCGGATGCGTCTGCGCTACGCTTACACAGCCAAACTTGTGCTCAACTCGTAGAATTGAAAGGTTTTGCCCTGTTGAGAATTCCGGCTCAAAGTCATTACAGAAGTGCAGGAATAGTCTTGGAAGAGGTTTGCCGAATT